ATGGATTAACTAAAGGATGTATATCGTAGTACACTCCTCCTGAGTAAACATATAAAATTCTATTAGTACCAATAGCTGCGTATTTAATACCTTCTTTATTAACCATGTGATGCAACCCCCTAGCTGCACCAGTTAATTTACTATCTCCTAACTGAGACCAACCACCTATTTTTTCAGGTGTACCATATCTAAAACGTACATTTGTGCCACCTGTCCACTGTGATTCAGCGCCGGTTGACGTAACTTGTTTATTAAATCCTGGTAAAAAGCCTAGTTTTTGTAGCATATAAAATCCTGTTTACTAGCTATTATATTAGATTACGAAGTAATTCAATCTGAAAATTAACCTGTTGCGTAGTATAGATTAAAAACTATAGCATGTTTAGGTGTTTTTTCAAGGTTGGGTTTAGCTTCATGTCTTAATAAGCTATCCCAAAATAAAATTCTTCCTGGTTCAGGTTTAACATAAAGTTTAAGTTCAGGAAAAAATAATTTTTGATTACTACTATTTAAATAAAGAATACCAGAAACATCAGCTTGGCCATGTCTATGGTTTGCGGTCCAATCGCCTTTGTCCAGTCTAATACCATAGGCATCTAACATAGTATATTCTGGGTTTAATAAATCTGTAAAAGAAGATAAATAATTTTTACTAGAAAACATAATTTTTTCAAAAACAACATTATTTAAAAAAATGTTCTCTGTTCTTTTTCCCTTAACATTACTATTGTAATTCCATTTAGAATTGTTTTTTAATACATCATCTATTATTTCTATAAAATCTGTTCCATCAAAATTATCAAAGTCAAAACCATAGAGGCAAGTTGATCTTTTTATTTCTTTTTCAATTCTTAATGCAAATTTCATACTTTATAATCCTCCTCAAGTGTATCAAAATCTAGGTTAAATGATATAATAATTTTTTCTATATCTTCAGTTATCTTAGGTGATCTGTGCACCACAAAGCTAGGGAAAATAATTATGTCTCCTTCTTTAGCATCTATTTCTAATATTTTTTGTTTGTTGACTAATTGTGTTTTAGTAGAATGTTCGGGAAATTTTAAATAATATACTCCTGTATAATTATTACTATGTATATGCCAGTTATGTACTCCGTTTTTTTTATATTTTTGAAACCATAGGTTTCTAATATGTACAGTGTTTAACTTTAAATTTTTAATGCATTTTAAAAAATGTTTTTCTAGTAAAGGTTTTATAAACCGTACCCATTCTCTATCCATATCTGTGCTTTTCTGCCAATCTAAATAATCAATTTTATCTTTAGGATGACAATCAAAATCATTTGCAGCTTTGTTTATAAAATTAATTAATTGATCTTGAACTAAGTCGTGGTGTTCAAACCTATCCTGGAAACCATAGGACTCTAGTATAATAGTTTTCATATTATTTTAAAATTAGCTGACACAGATATTCTTTCTCCGTTACTTGTAAAAGGACATACGTAATGTTTTAAGTTATAAGGAAATATAAAAAAATCCCCTTTGTTAGGTAGAAATGTTTTTTGATTAATGTTGTAGTCTCTAGATTCTCCATACGTAAAAATTATAGATCCGGGACCTGAAGATTTTCCTGTGTACTTTTTGTTTTCTTTTTTTAATGCAGAAGGTATTTGTAAATATAGGACACTAGATAGATCACAGTTTAAATGATGGTGTGGGGGATTTGATTCATTTCTTTTCATATAATTTACCCATGCTGAATTACATTTTAATTTTGATAATTGCATGTTGTACCAAAAATGAAACTTTTCTTGAAAAGGTTGAAAGTAGGGTTGAATAATTTTTGCATATTTTTTTTCATCAATAACATATTCATCATCAATAATTCCTGCTAAAGTATTTCTAGCGTCTTCGTTTTTTTTACTACAAAGTTTTTTTACTTTAGATAAATCTTGTGTGCTTAGTTGTGTTTTATACAACAAGGGACCAAACATATGTTGTTCACAGGTTATCATAAATAGTTAAAGTTTATTACAACCCTTCTGTCCGTATCTGTTGCAGTTACTGCAGCATGATATGTTTTTGTATCTATGATTAACAGTTTATTTTCTTCTACTGTAATTTTAGTTTTATCTTTTAATAAAGTATAACCGTTATTTTTATTTATGTAAAATATAGCTGTATTGCAAAAAAACTCTTTGTCTACATGAAACTCTGATTGTATATGTTTTTTAGTTTTAAATAATAAATTAGCTCTTATTTCATTTATCATGTTAACTTTAAGTTTTTTAATAATAGGTTTTATAATTAAATCATAATACACAGAATTTTTTTGATGGTTATGGTAAAAGTTATGTCCCATAAAAAAATTATCATTTTTACCTGAAGTTTGAGATTTATGAAAAAACCATGGAAAGGTATTTGAAAACATTATTTCTTGAATTTTTTTAAAGGTGTCTTGATCAAGAAAATTTTTTATTTGTTTATATTTATATTCCATTCTAACGCATCAATAATTTCATCTAGATTAATTTCTTTTAATCTGTGTGTAATAATAAAACCATGTAACTCTACTGCTTCAACGATTACCCATTTATCTTTTTGTTCAAAAACAATTTTATCTGCTTTAGATCTATTGGTTAATGGTTTTACGTCTCGTCCTTGGTTATCTATGTTATATGGCCTAAGATCGTATTTTAATTTTTCATTCAATCTGTTTTTTAATATACCAACTACATCCCAAAGTTCTTTTTCTTTTTGTTTTTTAGTAGCCTGTTTAACGTTAGTTAAATATTTTTTTATAAAATCTTTCATACTTTAAAATCAAAGTTTATAACGGTCCTTTGGTTAAAGTCAATTGGACAATTGCCTGAGTGGTATATGTCTCCATCAAAATATATAGCTCTTCCTTTTTTAGGAGATATTTTTTTATCTATCACAGCATCCGTATCTAGTAATATATTATCAGATATAGTGTTTTTAAAAAAAACACTATCGCCGTCAGAATCATCTACGTAATATAATAAAGTTTTGTAAGGTAGATGTTCTTTAACATCTATGTGTGGCACATTATATTTTTCTTTTGAGTGATCTTTAGTTTGAAAAGTTCTTCTTATCCTTACTCTAATCATATCTTTAATTTTTATTTTTTCTTTTACACAAAAAAAATTTAATATTGACGAGAATAGTCCATAAAACTTTGAGTTTATTCCTTGACTGTCAAACAATATATGCACCATAGCAAACGTGTCTGTTATGTTTTCATTTTTAAAATTTATATTATTTTTTTTAACAACTAAATCTTTCATAAAGAACCATGCAATTTCTTCACTGTTTAATAATTCAATATATTTATTTTGTATATTTAAAGGTACAAAATTATCTAAAATTTTTATCATGTTTTAAATGGATAACCTAAATGAGGTCTGCTATCAAAAAGATTTTTATCCCAACCTTTTGTTGCTTTGTTATTGTAATGTAAAAACACTTGTCCACACATATAACCTTCAAAAGGTTTTCTCCAGTGAGGTAAAATAGTTCCAGAATATAATAAGGCATCTCCTGCATTTAATTTAACTTTAATTTCTTTTCCTTTAATGTCTTGTAGATATATAGGCCACATGTCACCCCCTAAATTTAAAGTACCCGAAATTTCACAACTAAATCTGTCCTTATGTTTTTTTAATTGATCTCCGTTTTTATATAACCTAGTGTATGTGTAGGTAGGGGATAACTTAAGTTTTGTTTTTTTCTCTAGTGTTTCATTAGTAGCCGCTAATAATGTTTCCATAGCAATATCTGAATAACAAGAATAGCTTCCCGGTGCTTGTTCGTCACCATCAACGCCCAACAGTTTATTATTTATGCCCAATCTTTTTAAAGAATAAAAAGTTTGTTTTTTCATTCTTAAATAATTAAATAAAAAATTAGCTAATTCCTTACTAATTATATTTTTACATATTTGATATTTATTTTTACTAAACATATGGTTTTCCTAAAGTCCACATTACTAAACTATATCTTGTTCCTTTAGTTACTGGAGTTACGCGGTGCCATATAAATCCAGGAAAAACAATAATTGAACCCTGTCCTAAATTATATTGTTTTAAGTTTACTTTATTTTCTTCAAGGCTAGTATCAACGTTATTGGTATTTCCTATTTCTAAATCTCCTCCACTGTATTCGCTGGGATCGTTTAATAAAACACTACAAGATAGTTTCCTTGTTTTACCTTCGTATTGGATGTGTCTGTGGTTAGTATATGGTCTATGCCACATATCCATGTGCCAATTATAGTATTGTCCTTTTGTGTATCTAGTAAATTGCATGTCCTCGTTCCAACTAATTTCAAAATTCCAATCTGCATTTTTATTAGCTTTGTGTATGTATGGATTTATTTTTTCATACGCTTCTTTTTCTGTAATAAAAGATACAGAAGAATTTCTTCTTTTTTTATTTTGTTGTGCTGTAATTTTAGATCCATCACCACCAACTTTTCCAGTTTTAAAACCTTTGTTTTTATATTTTTTTATATAATTGTTACACCATTTTTTATCTAAAACATCTCTAAAAAACCATACGTTATGTTTTAAATGCATTATTGATAAATCCTTTCTATGTCGGCAAAGTATATGCAATTTATATTTGATCTGTTAAATGTGTTAATTGCATCTTCTGGAGTGTCTATTAATGGTTCTCCTGCTAAATTAAAAGAAGTGTTCATCAATATAGGCACTCCTGTTTTTTTATTAAATAATTTTAATAAGTTATACAAAACAAGATTTTGTTTTTCGTTGACTGTTTGTATTCGACAAGTGTTATCAACATGGATAACTGCTGGTATTTTTTCTTTAACACCCTCTAAAGCTTCAACAGCATACAGCATGTATGGAGAATTTTTTAAGCCCGCCATGTCAAACCATTTGCCTGCTTCCTCTTCAAGAATACATGCACCAAACGGTCTAAACCATTCTCGGTTTTTAACTTTGTTCATTATATCTTTACCATCTTTAATTCTAGGATCTAGTAATAATGATCGGTTTCCTAAAGCTCTAGGTCCCGCTTCAGCACTGCCTTGATAAAGTCCTACTATTTTTTGATCAACTAAATGTTTTACAACATCTTCTATTTTATCATTTCCTTTTTCTATGTTGTACTTAGGCTTTGGCCCTAAATAAATACTGTCAAAATTATTTCTTTCTCCACAGTATTTACCATATGTTATGGCTGCACCTATACTGTTACCCTCATCGCCGCATAACGGATCAATATATAAATTAATATCTTTAGGTAGTGCTTTTTTAAGTCGATAATTAAATACTACATTTAAACCACAACCTCCTGTTATAATTATATTTTTGTGATTAGTTATACATTTGTCTAATGTTTCAACCATTTGTTTTTCAAATTGTTTTTGCGCTTCGTATGCTATGTCATAATGAATTTGTTTAAAGCCTAATTTTTTATGGTAATAAAGCTCTGGATATTTTTCAAGGTTTAGAGAAAAATTAACTTCATCACTTCTTTCATTTTTATTATTAAATAAATCATCCTGTGATAATATTTCTTGTATTCTTTTGTTTGGTTTTCCGTAAGATTGTAACCCCATTAATTTTCCTTCATCGTTTGTTTTAAAACCTAGATGATTTGTTATCCTACTATAGAATGCTCCAGAAACAGGTTTATGGTCTACATCAAAATTTTTAAAATCCTTAAGTGTAATTGCGGGTTTAACAAAATCAAAACCATATATTTCTTCTGGTCTTGCTTTAGCTCCATGACCTTCTAAAGTTGTTTGTAGTCTTTTATATAAACAATCAAATCCATTTTTTATACTGCCGTTATAAACAGAAAAAATTTCATGCCCTTGTTTTCCATTATCTAGTAAATAAGTAGAGCCTCTTCCGTCTGCCACTAATATTAATGCTTTTTCCATATTAGAGGAGTACATTGCTTTTACAGCATGAACTAAATGATGTGATTTATAAAAATGAAAAGTATTTTCATAAACAGAATCAATTAAACCTATTTTATACATATACCCATAAATAGTATGAGCATCAATAGTGTTGTATCCTGTAGCAACTACTTTATCTATTTTAACATTTAATTTTTTTATTTCATTTAAAATATGTAACGGAAAAAAACTGTCGTTTTTTATTTTAGATAATCTTTCTTCTTGATTATAATAAACTAATTTATAATCACAAAATAAAGCGACAGATGAATTGTGATTTTTTTGTAACCCTAATATGTTCATATTTTTAATTCAGTTAGAGTTTGTTTTGAACCTAAGTCTCCTTTTGCAAAAACATTAAAAGCTAAACTTATTCTTTTACCGTAAGTTTTTTTAACATTACCCACTTCATGCATTAAAGAAGAAGGAAACAAAATAAGTTTGTTTGTAGCAGCTGGTATCCACCAAGTATCAGAATTATGTATATTAAACTTTGAAGGATATATCTTTATTTGATCGTAAACATTTTTTTTAAATAAGATAAAATCTAATTTCGGATCTGCATTTATATAATAAACTCCAGATATAATCGAGTTAGGATGAAAGTGTGGGTAGTGTATTTGTTTTTCACCTGTGTAATTTAACCAAGATTGAGTTATATAAAATTTTAAATTTTTTCTTGGTTTTATTATTTCATCAACGTATTCTTGAATAAAAGAATCAATTTGTTTTTTTAAATTTTTAAGAAATTTTTCTTCTAAGATATATGTATTTTGACTTTGTAAAACATTAAACTGCCAATCAGGTTTTGTTTTATGTTTTAAAATTTTTTGTAAAATTAATTTAGATAAAGGTTTTAAATACTTAACACATACTGGTGTTGGAAATAAATTTACTATATTCATAATCTTTCTTATGAAATATATTTAACCTATAATAATTAAAAAGTAAAGATTAACTAATAACCCAAGCGTTTGTATTTGTATCCCAATGATAAGCAACCATTGGGTCTGTTAAAACATCTTCGCTTTGCCATCTATAATTTTCTTCATTCCAATTAGGCCATCTTAATACTACAGTATCACTTACCACTAGACTTTCATCTGTTGGTCTTGTTACTGGAGCTTGCCAATCATCATTAGAATCTATTGTCCATGAAGCATGTGGTTGGGGTCTAATAAATTTATCTTTAACAGCATCGTAGGTGTCACCTACGCCTGCATTTTGTTTTCTAAATGCGCCTGTTTCTGAACATTGTTTCCAAATTCCACCAAAAGTATTTGTGCAATAAGTTTCTCCATCAACATGCATGTCATTTTCACCTAAAGGACCATTAGATGTTGGCACATCATTGCCAACTTTTATTGTATCAAGAACAACATTGTTACTTGGTTTTAATTTTGCAAAAGTTGCCATTACGATACTGTTAGTGTCCCCGACACTGTAAATGTTGCTACTTTTTGTCCTCCTGGAGCAGTTGCTGTAGTATTTGTTCCTGGTGAAACAGATAAAGTTGCGTCTGCTGGAGCGCTAACGATTACAACACCGGTACCACCTTTACCATTTGGAGGAGAGCCGTCTTGACCCATTCCGCCGCCACCGCCGCCTTTACCATCAGTTCCATTAGATCCTGAGCCGGTTCTACTACCACCAGCTCCACCGCCGTCTCGTGCTGGTCCTGGTGCTGTATTTGGAATGTAACCTCCACCACCACCACCGCCAGCGTATTCTACTGAAGAACCTGATACAGAACTATCTCTTCCATTTCCGCCAGCTCCACCAGCGGGACTATTATCTTGTCCAGCTTGGCTAGCTCCGCCGCCACCAGATTGAATTTGTGGTCCACCGTTGTTACCTTGAGAAGGAGTAACTGGAGGAGTGTTGCCTAGTCCATTTTGGACTCCACCACTTCCACCATCTTCTTCTGGGTTACCGTATCCTGATCCACCACCGCCTGTTGACGTGATAGTATTAAAAACTGAATTACCAGCTCTTGGTGAACTGTCATTTCCTGGAACAGGTCCTGATCCACTACCGACTGTAATTGTATAATCGCCAGCTTCTATTTCCATAGGAGAAGAATCTTCAGAAGTTCTAAAACCTCCCGCTCCTCCGCCGCCACCAGCTCCGCCACCGGCGCCGCCAGCAACAACTAAATAAGTAACTTCGTAGACAACGCCACCGCCGCCTGATCCAAAACCTAAAACTTGATAACCGAAAGACATATTTTATTCTCCTTATGCGTCGTTAGCTGCATCAGTAGTATAAAATATTTTTACTCCTAGAACTCTTGATTCGCCAGTAAAAGTATCTCCACCATCTGCTGCATCTCTATATAATTGAAAGTAAGTTTGTTCACCTGCTGCAGGAGAACCCGCAACTGTCATAGCACTACTTTCAGCTGAAACTTGTTGGTCTTCGACTGTTCCGATACCTGCATCTGTAAGTTCTATTGCTGTTCCGTATGCAACATCAATAGTATCACCATCTGCACATGCAACTCCTTGTAAACCAAAAATACAGTTACCTGTATTAGTTGTACTAGGAGTCCAATAAACTTGATAAGTTACTGTTCCTTCATTCCATGATTTTGGCATAGCTACTGTAAATTGTGTGTATTGTTTTGTACCTGCATCAAAATCAAATACTTTTAAATCTGGTCTTGTTGCTGTTGTTTCAACTAAAGCTGCATCTGCAGGGTTAGTTGTTGGTCCATACATTGCTGCAGCTGGAATCCACATAGTTTCTTTTCCTGCAATTTTAACTGCAGCTGTTCCTGATTTAAGAACACCTGTTCCTTTAGGGTTTAAATTTATATCAACATTAGTTTCTCCTGTTGCTGAAAGAATAGGGCCATTGCCTGTTGCAGCATTAGCTAGTGTTAATTCATTAACCGCTGAACCTGTAGCTGTTAAAAGTAATAATTCGTTTCCGCTAGTATCTAAAATAGAAGTTCCAATTTTAGGTGCTGTTAAAGTTTTGTTTGTTAAAGTCTGTGTTCCAGTAAGAGTTACATCACCATCACCAAAACCTAAAGTATATATGTCTGGGTTAGTTCCATCATTTGCTGTAGCAAATACAGCTTGATCACCTTTATCTGTTGCTGAAAAAGTAAATGTATCTCCTGAACCAGATGCATATTTAAATTGTACTGTGTAAGCACCTGATGTTGAATTTCTTAAAAAATAAAATGTTTGTGCATCTAATGGAATTGTTACAACTCTGTTTCCAGAAATAGATCCTGTAAGTTCAATCATTCTATGAGACATAGCAGCACCAGTTGATCCATCAGAAACTGTAAGAGCTGTTGGTGTTCCAGAATCTCCAACGGCTTGAGAAGTAAATCCGCCTGAAATTTGTTCGATTATATTTAAATTGGTGTTAGTTTTTGTTCCCCATGTACCGGCGTTTTCACCAGTTGCCATTAGTTCTACACCGAGAGCCGTATAAGTTGATGCCATAATTTTGTTCTCCTAATTAGTATCTTTTTTTAATTTGTTTTATACTTAATGTCAATCATTTACTGCCGTATAATTTGCACTTTGTGTTGCTGTAACTGAACTATATCCAGCACTTTGTGTACCTGTAATAGCTTCATAACCTAATGGAGCTACATTACCTACACTAACAGTTGCAGAAACTCCTGTCAATCCCATAACATCTGCTGGTGATATTGAACCAACTGCAGAAGTTGCAGAAACTCCTGTCAATCCCATAACATCTGCTGGTGCTAAAGAACCTACAGATGAAGTCATAGAAAGACCTGTTAAATCTACAATAGGATTTGTAGAAATTGTTATTACACCATTTGAAGAAGTTGTGCTTAATCCAGTTAATCCCATTACATCTGCTGGTGTGATTGCACCCACAGATGATGTTGCACTTAATCCAGTTAAACCCATTACTTGATCAGCAGGGTCTAAAGATCCAACTGAAGAAGTTGCACTTTGTCCTGTTGGAGTTAATGTAACATCTGAAATAGCTGTTGGTGCACCAACAGAAGATGTTGCACCTATACCTGTTAATCCCATTACATCTGCAGGAACTAAAAAATATTCACCACCCCAACCAGTTGTTGTAGATCCCCAAGTTTGTTTACCCCAACTTACATCTTCTCCGCTAGCTGTCGTTGCTTCAACACCGGTTAATGTAATTGTTAATCCAGAAGATCCCCAATTTTCTACACCCCAACCGTCTTGTCCCCAACCTGTATTTATTTCTGTAGTAATAACGGGAGTTCCAAGAGGAGAATTTAATCCAAAACCTGTTAATGAAACAACAGGATTATTACTTTCCCCCCACGGTTCTTCACCCCATTCAGCTCTACCCCAACCTTGTTCAGCACCAGCTATAGGAGTTCCAACCGATGATGTTAATGATAAACCTGTTAAAGCGACTACTTCATCAGTAGCTTGACCCCATGAACCACCTGTTCCCCAAGCGTCTGCACCCCAACCAGAACTTATTGCGTCAGTTGTTCCCCAACGATTTGTTCCCCAGGTTGTGCCGGATTCGTTCCAAGAATTGGCCATAAGGATTTCCTCCCTATGCTATACGAAGTATTGCGTTATCAGCGTCTGCTGTTGGAAATTGAATTGTAAAAGTTCCGCTTGTTACAGTTTTGTCTGAACCAAATGCGATTGCACAAACTGCTCTATCAGCGTTTGTATCGTTGTATATTAAACAACCATTAGCTGTAAAAGAAGCTGATGTAAAAGATGCATCTGCAAAATCACAACAAGCCGTATCACTAGATAAGGCAGGAGTAACACTTGTAATTACTTTTCCACCAGCTGAATAAGCAGATCCTGATGTGTTAGATATTTCGTTTGTAGCACTGTAAGCTGTTGTTGATTTATTTAAAGTAGCACTACTTGTGTATAAAGCTAATTTAAAACTGTTTCCAGATGATGCTGTAAAATTGTGTAAAGCTTGTAAAACCTCTGTTTTAAAACTGTTACATACTGCTGATGTTATTGCCATAATATTTTTCTCCTAATTACTGAGGCGATGACTCGATTGGTATTCTTACTGTTCCATCCGTGTAATCGTCTCGTCTTCTTCTTCCAAGTTGCATTGCTGCAAACTTTTGTAGTTCTTGTTTATACTTTCCGTCGTATAATGTCAACATATCAGTTGGACCTTTTAAAAATCCATATGCCTCTACTAAACATGCATATAATAAGCCTTGTGGAAAATAATTACTAATATAAGTGTGAGAATTACCATCGTCTCCAGATCCAAGACCCACAGGCATTTTATTGTAGTATATTCTAAATATGTAATTAACGTCTGGTGTTGGAGCTAAATAAATAGATCCTGAAGTAGTGTCAGTTAATCCTGTTGCTCCTCCAAACATTGAGTAATATTTAGGTTTTCCAGTTACATCTGCTCCTGATGCAGTTGATCCTTCTGGACCTGTTAATCTTCCTACAAACTCACTTAAAAAAGTTTGATCACGTCTTTCTAACCATGTGCCTGCTTCAGTAGAATTTGCAGCGTTAAATACTTCTACACCCCTTACAAATAAAGATCCTGCAGGCACTCTAATATTATTTACATCAGCTGCCATTGTACCTTGCTCCACGAATCTGTCTGAGTCCATAGGTAAATCAAGATTAATTCTATGTTCAGCTGCTCCAATAAACTCATCTATAATAGTTTGAGTAAATACATTAGAATCTACTTCTGTGTATGATCTAATGGCTGTTGTTAATGTTGTGTATGAATAACTTGTAAATCCGCCTGCCATAATAATTAACTCCTATCATTTAACGGTCCAATTGTACATTGAAAACCGCCTCCTGTTTCTGTGCTTGTAGCGTTAGATATTAAAGAAAATGTTATAGAATTAAATTGTTGTTCTGTTGCTTGTGTTCCATCTGGTAATGTAGGACCAACTTCTACGGTAGTTGCAACGGCTGTTGCAGCATAACATCCAAAAACGTTAGCTCCTATAGGATGAGTTCCTGCTGTTGTAGCAGGAGGTGTAAGACCTCT